CGCCACCTGGGGAGACGTGTTCGACGGCTACGCCTCCTGGGGCGACCTGCGCATTGACAAGAGGAAGCCATGACCGCGCCCTATCTGTCCGCCGCCGAGTCCCTGATCCGGGACAGCCACGAACAACGGGTCACCCTGACCCTGACTTCCGGGGCGTCCAGCTGGGCCACCGTGCTGCTGGGCGGGGAACTGACCCTCTCCGAGGACTGGTCCCCGCGGGCGCAACTGTCCGCCGTGATCCCGAACATCTTCACCGTGGAGCAGCTGGCCGACATCGACCCGCGCACCAACGTGGTCCGCGCCGTGGTCACGGCCGGGTACGTCCACCCGGACGGCACCGTGGACGTCCACCAGCTCTTCGACGGGCACCTGCGCGAACGACTCGTCTCACGCCCGGCCAACACCGTGCAGCTGTCCGCCTGGTCCGACGAGGGACTGGCGCACGATGCCCGGTGGCTGGCCGCCGACGAGTTCAAAACCTTCACCGGCGTCACCGAGGCGCTGGAATGGTTCGCCGGGTACGCCCTGGGGGAACCCGTGGCCATTGACTCGTCCGTGGGGGACGGGTACCGGGCCGACCTGACCGCCTCGATCCCCACCCCGCCCGGGAAGCAGGTGTGGGAGTTCATGAACGATCTGTGCCTCGCGGCCAACATCAGGCTGTTCGTGGACGCCGACGGGGCGTGGAAGATCCGGGGCAAGGTCACCGAGGCGTCCACCACCGATGTCACCGAACTGGCCGAGGTGGGCGACTCCACCGATGCCCTGTCCAGGGACTCCGGCTACTACTCCGCCGCCGTGCTGAAATACGAATGGACCGACGCGCTGGACGTGGACCACATCATCTACGGCCGCTACGGCACCCTGCCCGGTGTGGTGTACTACGCCGAACTGGACACCGCGACCACGCAGGCCGCCGCGAACACCGCCGCGCAGGACACCATCCGCAACCTGTCCACCCGCGGGGACTCCTACGACGGCACCTCGCCGGCCGCGTACTGGCTGCGGCCCGGCTCCACCGTCCGGGTCACCCTCGCGGACGCCTCCGTGGTGGACCACATCCTGAAGTCAGTTGTCTTCCACCTCGCCAACGGCACCATGAAAACCACCACCCGCCAGCCCTCGAACCTGGGAGCCTGACATGCCCACCACACCCAACCGGGACTACCCCTACCCCGGCGTGAACGACGCCCCCGATGGCCCCTACGCCTTCGAGCAGCTGGCCGCCGCCGTGGACCTCGACGTGCAGGACATCTACGCCACCCGCACCAAGCGGCTGGGATCGGGCCGGCCCGGCGCCCCCGTGCTGCTCCAGGGAGACAGCGACTGGGAAGACCTCGCCAGCGTCTCCGGGACCACGCGCGGTCAACTGTGTTCGGCCCGGTGGGATCTCGAATACTACAACGGCAACTCCGGCGCCCACCGGACGGCCGTGTTCCGCGTCATCCTGGACGGGGCCGAGGTCCGCCGCTGGCAGGCCGACGCGCCCTACCGGGGCGGGGAGGACATCCACCACTTCGCCGGCTCCGAGGTCGAGTCCAGCCCGGCAGCCGGCGCGCATGTCTGGAAGCTCCAGGGCTACGCCACACACGCCAACGCCGTCGTGGTCCCCGACGCGGTGCTCGTCGTCACCGAATGGCAGCCCTGATGATCATTGACGAATCACTCACAGCCAAGGGATACACCCCGGCCTCGCAGGTGGTCGCCGTGTTCGGCCGGCCGCGCAGCATCGAGTCCATCACGATCCACCACTGGGGCGTGCCGGGCCAGAGCCATGACGGCGTGGTGCGCTACTTCGTTCACGGGCCGGGCACGACGTCGGCGCACTTCGTGGTGTCGGCGGGCCGGGTCAACTGCCTGGTCTCCCCGCATGACGCGGCATGGCACGCCGGGAACCCGGTAGGCAACGCCACCTCCATCGGCATCGAATGCCGGCCCGAGGCGTCCGCAGCGGACTACGTGGAAACCGCGCTGCTGGTCCGGCACCTGCGCCGGCGCTTCGGTGACCTGCCCCTGATCCCGCACCGGGACTGGCAGGCCACCCAATGCCCGGGAATCTGGGATCTTGACCTGCTCGACACCATGGCCCGAGCTGCGGCCGCCGCCCCCACCACAGAGGAAGATGACATGTTCAACGACCAGGACCGCGCCGAACTGAAGCTGGCGCTTGACAAGGCCAACCGCGCCGCGCAGGTGGCCGACGCTATCGAGGACGACGGCACCCGCGCCAAGGTCAACGCCATCTTCGACATGCTGGCCGAACTCAACGAGGGCTTCCGCTACCTCAAAGCCGATGATGATGACACGCTGTTCGAGTTCGAGGACGGGAAGCTGCGGGGCATCACCAAGGCCGAATGGGACGCCAGGGGCAACCCGGAACCCCGCAAGGTGTCCCGCGAACTGCTCGAGGCCCTGAAGGCAGGTAAGTGATGTTCGTCAAGAACCCGCAGGTGCGGGCCTACATTTACGGCATCCTGGTGGCAGCCGGCGCCGTGGCCTTGTGCTACGGGCTGGTCACCAAGGAAGAGCTCGCTGTCTGGCTGGGGTTGGGCGGCTCCATCATCGGCAACGGTCTGGCCCTGGCCAACACCCCCACGAAAGGCAACGATCATGGCACTCCCTGAAGGCGTCACCACCTGCACTGTCATCGCCGGCGTGCCGGTCACCCACGTTGGCACGCCGGTGAAAACCTTCGTCACCATTGAGCCGTCCGTGGATCTTGTCCACATCAGTTCGGGCATCCCGCTGGTGTCCTTCATCGAGGAACTGGACATCAACCAGGGCGTGGCCGGGCAGTTCATCCTGCCCCATACCGACCAGGCCGGCTTCCAGGACACCAACGGCAACGCCTACACCAACTGGTACTACACCGCCAAAATCACCTACCGCACGCCCTCCGGGACCAAGACCAAGGCACCCCTGACCAAAATCTTCCAGCTGCTCACCGGGCAGACCAGCGTGGACCTGGACAAACTGCCCTCCGGCGCACCGGCGCTGCCCTACGTGGCCCCCACAGCCAAGGTGGACGCCTTCAACGGCCGCACCGGGGCCGTCACACTGCTGGACGCTGACATGCCGGCACGGCTGTCGGAAACGTCACTAAATGCCACTTATGCCCCCGCATCAGGGTCCGCGAATTACGCCTCGCCTGCAGCCGTTACGACGGCGATTGATAAGAAGCTGCGGCCTTCGCTGTTTGACATCACCAGCGCCAAGCCGAACGGCACGCCCACGGCATTTACGTCTGGACAGCCGACGACACTGTTCGGCAGCGCACCTCTGGCTATCAGCGGCGGGGCCTACGTCCATACACCGTTCGCCGGGGCGAACAGTGCGGGGTACATCCAGGCGGACATGCTAGCACTCGCCCCCGACGCCGATGGCGTCTACCACATTGGAACAGACGTTGCATGGGAGGCTGGTGCGACCCCAGGAGCGCTGGCGCTGGTCCTAACGGACACCGCCTGGGTTGGTGGGGGAAGCCCCGTATTCTCGGTAGCCAAAGTGCACATGACCATGTATGGGAACGGCATCCACGACTGCGCTGTGTTCAACAACCCAGGCATCGACAAGTATATGGACACAGAAGCCGCCAGCACCTCATCCATCAAAGTCCCCCGTTTCGCTGACGTGAGAGACGGTATCTACCGCCCGGTTGACATTCAGTTCAACCCGAACACAGGCACGATAACGATCGTCCGCCCTGACGGTTCCGCCGTTATGAAAACCGCATCCCAGCTTGTCGGCTTCCACCCCAGCCATGCCATATTCGAGCTCTACGAATCGGATGGAACCACTGCTACCCCGGCAAAATTTAAGAACCCCCGCGCTACTACAGGCCCAGACGTTGCGGCAAAAGCGGCACCGACGATCAACGACGTGGCCCACGTGGTATCCAGGGCACCCGTACCCTCACAACTGCTCAAAACCACAACGCAGTACCGGCCAGCGACAACAGAAACCATCCTCGTTCCTACAGGCACTGCGGCAGAAATACTGGGAACCGGGGCAGTCCAGATCAGCCGTGTCAGCGGGGTCGTGCCAGTATCAGGCAAGGTCGTCATCAGGATCAAGGCATATATGGTTACGGCTGATGCCCGGTCGGTCTTCTGGAACCTTGTTGATACAGACACCGGGACCACGATCACCTCGCGACGCATCGTGGACGGGGCTGAAGCAGCTGGTGCCAAATGGATAGATGAAGAGTTCTACCTCACAGGTGGACTAGCAGGAGCAACCAGGAACTATTCCATCCACCAATTAGCTGGCGGAACTGGAACCCCGGCGACTGGTATCACCGCTGGGCAGAACCCATCCCGCCCGGTGACTGTTGAATTTATCCCCGTCAACTAGGGGCCTAACGACCGGTTAAGTGACGTTCCATAGGGAAGAAGAATGACACAAGAGCTAGTGAACTGGATACGCGAACCCCGCGTCATCAACGCGGTGCAGATCATCGCCTACGCCCTCGCGGCCGGCTTCGGCTTCC